GTTGATGCGTGCTCCCATTGTCATACTTCCTTTCGTGCTTGTAGTTCACCGAGGGTATCTACCCAAGCGGTGCTTAGATTGTGGTGCTGTACTGTGAATAGGTCTTCGCCTTGCCTTGCTGCGGTGAAGTAGTACATCCCGCCAGTAGGGGATGACTCATCCTCCTGCCAATCGAAGTGAATCGTCCAAGTATTAAGGTGCTTTGTACTCATTATCGTTCCTCTCTAATCGTTGTTGCCCAGTGTTCCTCTAATAATGCAGACCTTCGGTCTGCTATCTTTGACGCGAGCTCGCTATACACGAGGTATCCGAAGGTGATTGCAATGGCTGTAAGTAGGCAGCCGAGAGCAATCCAGTCTGTTGGTAGTAGGTAATCGGTCATTATGCGACACTTCCTTTCATAGTTAGGTAAGCCTTCGGCTCAACCTTGGCAATCTCGCTCGAGATGAGCGAGAAGTTTGGATACTTGGCGAACGCTGCCATAATTGCCTCAATCTTCTTCGAAGATTTGGCTGTGTTGGTGGTGATGCGTACCTTGGCGAAGATACGCTTGTCATCTGCCTTGCTGATGTGAACGACGCCATTCTTAACAACGGCTGTCAGTGTCTTGGTTTCAACTGTTCTCATTGGTAAATCCTTTCGGTAAGTTTGCCGTCCAATTTGGTCGACCCTCTTTATCAAACAAATGTTCCATTTGTTATCAAGAAAAGACAGGTGTGCGCGATCACTAGCCCACGCGTAGCGATTCCAATCCTGCGCGTAGGAACAGCGTGCGAGTGCAGGCAGATGGGCGTGTGATACAGGCGCGACGAGGCGTGATACGCGACGAGGCGTGCAGCCGTTGCGTGATGTGATGGGTGACGCTTGAGGTGAGCCGACATACCGAGGATTTACGCTCAGTGTTTGACAATGGGCTGTTCGTGCTGTAATCTTCTCGGTGTTGGGCTGAATGGCTCAACGCTCAACCTAACCGAAAGGCAGCACAATGAACACAATCACAGCGTGGACACACGACGACATCTTGGTGAACCTCACAGACGAGGTTCTTGCAGTGCGGGCATCATACAATGTGCCCACGATTGACCTAGTTCCAGACTTTGAATTAACTCCGATTAAGCACGCTCATCTCGGTGACCTTGTACCACTCGGGAAGGGTCGCGTGGGTATCGTGTATGATGTGATGGAATCTCGCGGGACGGAAGCACTCGCGATTGTATGCAACAGTGGGCGCACGATTACACGCTCACGAAAGGCTCGATAGATAGTTCAGCGACTCCCTCGCCCGCGTAGCGGTGGGCGGGGGATTTGCGTACGCGCAGGCATCCATTCGTGGGGGCGGGGGAAACCTCGTCCCCTTTTTTGTGTGTCCGCGCCCTGCCGACCCAGGGGTTGTTTAACTGACCCCCCCGCCTCCCCCCCACTATCACCCAAATAATTTTCACCAGGTCATACAGCTCTGACCAGGACTTATACCGAGATCACCAAACTAAATAAAAATATATTGGGCTACCCCCTTGAAACACGCCGACGCTCTAGACCCCTATATAAGTATAAGGCGAAATACTTATTGAGCCTTCTAAGGCGGGCTTAATGCCCGCCGATAAGATATATATGCTTAAGTGGGGATACTACTGTCCAACCCCCTGTGGACCCCTACAGGTACTGGAGGAACATGGATCGCCAATTAACACCAGAAGAGGCTCGTAAAGAACTCATCGATTTGGTAAGACAAGGTCGCACCATCGCCGACGCACTGAAAGTGGTCGGGCGAAGTCGCTCTTGGTATGACACCCAACGGCGCGAAGCTGATGGCTTCGCTGCCTATATGGATAATGCTCGGTTTAGAACACAAGACCTCGCGGTAGACGCTCGGTCTAATCTTGATGACTTTGCTGGTTTTTCTGAAAAGTTCCTTGGTACGAAAGTTCCACCCCACATGATGAATGTGGTGAACATGCTCGAGGGTAGAGATCCAAACTGGTTAGACCCAGCCATGGTATTTGAAAAAGGTTCTGGTGGGTTGTCTCGTTTACTGGTCAACGTTCCGCCGAACCACGCCAAGACCATGACAATCACAATTAACTATGTGACCTACCGCATAGTTAAGAATCCTAACATTTCGGTCATGGTTATTTCCAAGACCCAAGAGCAGGCAAAGAAGTTTTTGTATGCGATCAAGCAACGCTTGACGCATCCTCGGTATGCAGACCTACAAGCAAGCTTTGGTCCCGCCGATGGTTACAAAGCTACCGCTTACCAATGGTCGGCAACCAAGATTTATCTTGGTGGCGACATCCGAGACAATGATGCTAAAGACCCAACAGTTGAAGCTATCGGTATGGGTGGGCAGGTTTATGGTAACCGTGCAGATTTAATAGTCCTGGACGACGTAGTGACGTTGTCCAACGCAAACGAATGGGCTAAGCAACAGGAATGGATTCGGCAGGAAGTTGCCTCTCGTCTCCCACCTGGTGGTGGTCAACTCTTGGTAGTTGGTACACGAGTCGCTGCAGTAGATCTCTACAAGGAGCTACGTAACCCACAGCATTACACGGACGGTATTCTTCCGTGGTCATATTTGTCTATGCCTGCAGTCTTGGAATATGCAGACGATCCAAAGGATTGGAAAACTCTTTGGGCTAAGACCGAACAACCTCTTACTGATACTGATGTACCAGATGAGAACGGTATGTTTTATCGATGGACAGGCGAACGCCTTACGGCAGTTCGTAACGAGGCAGGACCTTCCAAGTGGTCACTGGTTTACCAGAACCTCGATATCGCGGAGAATGCAATCTTCGACCCGACATGCGTCAGAGGCGCTGTAAATGGAATGAGAAAGTCGGGTGCGTTAGTTGCAGGCGCAGCAGGTCACCCTGATAATTCGTCGAACTTCTATCGGATTATTGGTATCGACCCAGCAATGTCTGGAGATACAGCTGCTGTTGCTTATGCGGTAGACCGCAGGACACACAAACGCTATGTAATGGACGTTCACGTCATGACAAGCCCTACACCTGCAGCTATCAGAACTCTTATCAGGGAATGGACAGACACATATCACCCACATACGGTGATTGTCGAGTCCAATGCTTTTCAACTATTCCTAACACAGGACGAGGAGATTCGAAACTTCCTCGCTACACGTGGTATTAATTACCGACCACACTACACAGGTAATAACAAACAGGACCCCGAGTTCGGCGTAGCCTCACTCGCTCCTTTATTTGGGTCCATCATTAAGCGAGATGGTCTCAATAACAACTTCAAGCATGCTGGTGATAACTTAATTGAGTTACCAGACAGCTCGAAG